GGCCAGACCGTCAATGTCAACATGGACATTGTTGATCGCCTCACCATGGGTGTCGGCACCATCTCGTTGACTGGCTACGGCCCCGCTCTTCCGTACTCACTGACCACGGCAGATGGCTCTCTTTCTGAGGGGCAGTATACCGCCCTGATCTTCGCTGGGAGCCCGAGTGGCAACCTGACGGTAAACGTCACCCCGAACGACGCGCAGCATGTCTATGTGGTCAAGAACAACTCTGGCGTCACTGTCACCATGGCGCAGGGCAGCGGCTCAACTGTGGCGGTTGCCAACGGCAAGTCTGCCATGGTCTACTGCACTGGTGCAGGCGTAAGCGCTGCCGTGGTTGATATCTCGGCCACCTTCAACCTGACGGGAACACTGCAATCAGCGAACAACCTCTCGGACGTATCGAGTGTATCGACTGCCCGCGCCAATCTTGGTCTGGCAATCGGGACGAACGTCCTTGCCTACGATGCCAACCTTCAGGCCTTCGTCAATGCATTCAGCCTTCCGACGACAGATGGGACGGCGAGTCAGGTTCTGGGTACGAACGGCGCTGGGACTCTCTCGTTCATCACAGTTTCCGGTGGTGGCGGAGGCACTGTCACATCGGTTGATGTCTCTGGAGGCACAACCGGCCTGACCACGAGCGGTGGGCCTATCGTTGGCTCTGGCACGATCACCATCGCTGGTACGCTGAACCTTGCGAATGGCGGCACCGGAGCAACTACGCAGAGTGGCGCGCGCACTGCGCTTGGCCTTGGGACCATGGCGACCCAAGCGTCCAACAGCGTCAGCGTCACAGGTGGGTCTATCACTGGCATTACTGACCTCGCCATCGCCGATGGCGGCACCGGAGCATCTGACGCACCAACGGCCCGCTCCAACCTAGGCCTTGCCATCGGCACGAACGTACAGGCCTATGACGCAGACCTTGCGGCTATCGCTGGCTTGTCCTCCGCTGGCATCCTCGTCAGGACCGGCGCTGGTACGGCAGCGACTCGCAGCCTGACGGCTGGCTCTGGGATCAGCATTACGAACGCGGATGGCATTAGTGCTGCCCCCACTATTACCGCCGACTCCGTCCAGATCATGCACGTCGTTGACGAGCAACCTGCCAGCGCCTCGTCTGGCACGGCAACCGCTGGATCATACGTCACGAGAACCCTCAACACTGTGGTAACGAACACGATTACTGGCGCGGCGCTTACTGGTAACTCGATCATTCTCCCTGCCGGGACTTACAAGGTATTCGCGCAAGTTCCGTCCTATCGGGCTGACGGCCATATCGCTAAGTTTCGGCGCACTTCTGGCGATATTCAGCAGCGCGTTGAACTCACAAGGGCATCAGACGGATATGGCGCTCCAGTCTCCACCCTGTGGGAGCCCAAAAGGTTTACGCAGGTCTTCATCCAGAAGGTAGACTGATATGAAGTACGCTCTAGTCATCAACGAAAGAATCGACACGATCTCCTACCAGCCGCAGGATGGCTGGGAACAAGTATCTGATGATGTGTTCGCTGGGTTTGTAAAGAATGGTGGAGCTTGGGTTCCTCCTCCGCAGAGCGATGAAGAGGTCTCCGCTATAGTCCGCAGCCGCAGGGACTTGCTGATAGAGCAGACAGATTGGCGTGCCCTCCCTGATGTGCCCGGACGCGACGCTTGGCTTTCATATCGGCAGGCTCTGCGTGACATCCCGCAGCAGGCTGGTTTCCCGCGCAATGTAGTGTGGCCCACTAAACCGGAGTGACCCTCGGTGCTCACCAAGCTCCAGTTCCGGCCCGGCATCAACCGCGAGACGACTGACTACACCAACTCTGGCGGCTGGGTGGACGGCGACAAGATCAGGTTCAGGTTTGGCCTGCCTGAGTCTATTGGCGGCTGGGAGAGACTCACTAGCTCCCCGATGACCGGCCTGTGCGTGTCGCTTCACAGTTGGACGGCGCTCAACAACGACATCTATACTGGGGCGGGGACGACGTCGAAGTACTACGTCATCGACGGGGGTGCTCCGTATGACATTACGCCTATTCGCCGGTCTGTCACGCTTGGCGCAGACCCCATCCAAACCACCGCAGCGGGTAGCGGCACAGTCAGGATCACGGACCCCGGCCATGGCGCCAATCAAGGCGACTACGTCACCATCTCAGGCGCTACGGCATTCGACGGCCTGACTACTGGTGAGATCAACAAAGAACACGTCATCACCGCCATAGTCAGCGGAAACATCTACGAGATCGATACCGGTGGCTCTGCTACCGCTGGCTCTGTGTCTGGCGGTGGCGCCACAGTGTTGGCGCAGTATCAGATCAGTGTTGGCCTCTCTACGACCGTTGTTGGGACCGGCTGGGGCGCTGGGCCTTGGAGCCGTGGTGGATGGGGCTCAGCCGCCACTACCACCGTCACTGGCGCCCAACTGCGCCTCTGGTCGCAGGACAACTTCGGAGAGGACTTGGTCATTTCCGTTTACGATGGAGGTCTCTATCGCTGGGATACAAGCGCTGGCATAGGGTTCAGGGCTGTTGAACTTCAGAACCTAGCCGGGGCCAACATGACCCCGAGGATCGCGCGGCAGGTCATTGTATCCGAGCGCGACCGACATGTCATCGCTTTCGGGTGCGATCCAGAGGCTTCGCCCGGCATTCAAGATCGTCTCTGCATTCGCTTTTCTGATCAGGAGAGCATCACGGACTGGGAGTCCCGCCCAGACAATACTGCTGGCCAGTTGCGCATTGGCACGGGCAGCCAGATCGTTGGCGCCGTACAGACCAAGCAACAGATTCTCGTGTTCACGGACACCTCAGTTCACGCGATGCAGTTCGTTGGCCCGCCCTTCACCTTCGGCATCTCGGAGGTTTCTTCCAACGTCTCGATCATCTCTCCAAACTCACCGACCGCTGTCGGCGATGCCGTTTACTGGATGGGTCAGCGCGACTTCTACGTCTATGACGGTGCCGTCAGGGCACTGCCATGCACGGTCAAAGAGTACATCTTCGACGACATAAACACCAACCAGTTGGCCAAGATTTTTGGTGCGGCGAATGCAGCCTATTCAGAGGTCTGGTGGTTCTACCCGTCAGCAGCCAGCAGCGACATAGACAAGTATGTCGTCTACAACTACGAACTCGACATCTGGTACTACGGCACCCTTTCTCGCAATGCTTGGCAGGACCGCAACGTTCTTGCCTACCCGATTGCCGCAGGGCTGGATGGCTACGTCTACTTCCATGAGTACGGCTTCAGCAACGGAGAGACCAACCCGTACTCCCCAATCAACTCCTATATTCAGTCTAGCTCTGTGGACATCAGTGACGGCAATCAGTTCATGTTCGTCACGAGGGTCATCCCAGACTTGACGTTCCGTGACTCGAGCAATCCCTCGCCACAGGTCACGATGACCATGGCAGCCAAGAACTACCCCGGTGGCGTGACGTACGGTGCCGACCCGGAGACAACGACAAGGACGCAGTCTGTACCCGTCGAGTTGTACACGGACCAACTGTTCGTGCGCCTGCGCGGCAGGGCGATAACCTTCAGGGTGGAGTCAAACCAGACGGGTACGGCTTGGCGCTTGGGGACACCACGCATCGACATGCGCACTGATGGCAGGCGCTAATGTCACGCAAGACAATCGTCCCGTACTTCCCGTCTCCACCGCGAGAGTACAACCAGAGCTACTTCGCGCAGATCATCCGCTCCTTCGCTGTTTACGCGCAGCAGATTCAGAACCCCGGCGACGGTAGGTTCACGACCGTCACCATCACCAATCCCCCTACGACGCCCATCGGCCAAGAGGACGGGGCGGTGTGGGTCAGGGACGGTCAACTCTACATCACCCCCGGTAACGGTGGCGTGCCGGTCGAGAAACTGGCTGACTTCACTGTGGCGGACAGCGACAGATGGCTGATCGTCAACAAGGCTGGCTCATCTTGCGTAGTTACGCTGCCGACAGCGTCTACGAATGCTGGCCGCGAGTTGGGCCTAAAGAACTTTCAGGCACAGACAGTCGTGTCTGCCTCGTCCAATGTGCTAGCAATAAGCTCTGGTACACCCGGCACCGCAATCCTCCCAGCAACCGTTGGCTCTTGGGTGACGCTAGTGAGTGACGGTACATACTGGGTTACAATGGCAAGAGGATAGAATGGCTACACCTGAAGGCATGACGCCCGCCAAGTCCGTTGATCACATCCAGTGCGCCTCGTGCGACAACCTCGTGGACACTCCGGAAGAGATCGCGTCCTACCCGACTGGCAAGTGCCCGCAGTGCGGGAATGTGTGGACCGGCGATGAGCCGCGTCACACCTATATCACCGTCGCGACGCTTGCGCCCCTCGGCGGAAAAGTTATGTAGAACTTCTTCCGACCACCCCGATTTTCTGGTAGGCTTCCAGCGTCAGGAGTGCGTCGGAGGTCTGCCTTGGAACTTGAAACGATCTGGAGCGCCGCTCTGACAACCGCGATTGGCGTTGCGGGATGGGTGCTCAAGGGCTGGTCTGATGAGATCACCCGCTTGCAGATTCTGCTGAACCGGACCCGCGAAGAAGTCGCTAGGGAATACGTCACGAAGGCAGAAGTTCAATTGAACATCAGCAGCGTCATCAC